GTTCCGTCCAAATATCTTTCCTCGACCTCTTGAAATTCGTCCCACACCCAATCAGGGAAGTCACGTGGGCAGGCATGCTCCTCACTGACTGCTTCAATGAAGAGATTGCTCTTTGGTCCAGTCAAAGGGTATCCTGCGGAGGTGGAACCCTTCATGGCATCGATGAAACGCCTACCATCAATACCAGAAACCACTTCAATATTACTCAGTGGTTTGGTTTGTTCCCGCAATTGCGGACCAATAGGGTTGTCATCCGAAATGATCCAATCGACCCTGTCTGCGTAAGAATCTACGGCTTTGATCAACAGATCGGGCGGAATACCGCAGGCAGGTTGGCTAGAGTGAATTAGACTCTCTTGCCATTTGTAACCTTGCCTAAAAGGCGGTGGTCCCCACTGTTGGGGGACACCGCACACTTGCTCCACAGCGGCTGAGATTGGGGAGTCTTTTACCGTGGAGTACGCAGTCGACTTTCCTTTGACCACTCCATATACGCGGCAGTTGGGCTGGCCCGTCAAATGTCTGACTGCGCTTTTCTCATGAATCTTAGTACCTTCGAAAAACTGAACTTGCATCTGTGTGGTAGCGAGATTGGCATCACTCTTACAGAGTAGTACCCCAGGACGCATTTTGAGTTCCTCGTATGCCCTGTTGAAAGTGTCTACATCAAGGACGCCCATTCCTCCCAGACTGGTGCCTGAGCGGCCCGCCAAGTGGAAACCAATGATCATGGGGGCGTATGTTTCCGATACCAAAGGTGCCATGCAGAGACCAGGGAAGGTAGGTCGATCCAAGTTGTACCTCGCTCCTTCGAAATGAAAATCTTCCGAATCAATTATCGCAGGGGTAACGCGCGTCTTGCTCCACCATAAAATACCATCTTCTTGACGATAGCATAGGTGGGCCGGCATGGCACCCACTCTGGAAACGGGGAAATATTTAGACAAATCTCTCCAATCTCCACCGCTGGGCACCCAAACGAGGCACATATCGGTGGAGGGTATATCTACAGAATGAGAACGGCTCAAGAAAC